CTCAACATCGTTAGCATACATTATACCAGCTCCGTACACAAAAGCAAAGTCATTACTCATTACAAAATCTACTAAATCCTTACAGTTAATTGTTTTCATATCTTTTCAATTTTATATCTCTTAACAAAACATGCCGGCAGATCGTCACGATCTGCCGGCATTGAACATATACATCTTTTTTTTAGATCACCGACCCGGTTTTTTAGACCGCCGACCCGGTTTTTTAGTTTGGATAATTTTTCTATTTTCCTTATCTTTGCATCGCTCCTAGCATAGGAGCAATAACTCCTTTTTCATAAGTAAAAGAGATTATCACCACCGCTGGCTCGCGAGAGTAGGCGGTTTTAAAGGCAATTCAAAACGACCTTAAACAGTCTTTATATAGTTAATACAAGAACTACCAAAGCTAACATTATTTACATCACAGATCGCCAGCTCGTGACGAGTCGGCGATTTTTATTTAAAAATATATCCAAGGGAGAGATTTCATGCTACTTCAACGTAAATCCCGACAAGGTCCTTTAGATCCGCATACACCGCCTGTTGAGTATCTCGTGTACAGTGATATATTACACCGCCCTGCGAATAATATTTTCCTGCAAATAGCTCCATATTGTTGTTATACAGGATTGGATCATCCTTCGTTCCGGCAGCAGTCTCGTTGATTTCCTCATAGAGAGCTGCGGTGTCAACGGATGGCGGTTGATTCTCCAAGACTGTAGCGATATTCTGACGAACCCGGTAGAGTTTATCGTCATATTGAACTTTCATTCCAGTTGTCAGTGACTTGCCTACAAACTCGTTCCAATGCGGGTACATGGACTTAACTTTCAACGCTTTACCATCAGTTAAGGACATCGTCTGGATTCCCGCTTTGGTCACATTAATCAAATTCTGTGCGGCAGCTACCTGGATATATTCCGCACTACCTTCCGGACGTTCCTCTTCCGTCCATGACCATTCTTCGCTTGCCAGGAGGTCGTTCAGTTCCGGGCTGTCGAAATAGTAGATCGGAAATTCTTCGTCCTTGTAAGGAGTCAGAAATTCTTCATGGAGGATCACCTTACTACCGTCTTTGCTTTTTCTCATTGTCGGGATAGCCAGCAAACCGTGCTGGGCTAGCCACTCGATTGTTACTACTGCGTATTTCATAATTATATTTAAATATTTTCGTTAATGGTAATGTTGATCTTCTGAGGCGACTTGGCGACCTTTCCGGTTACTTCGTAGACACCATCACCTCCCGAAACGGATATGTCGCTGATGGCGTTGGATGACACACCGACCAGCTTATCTGTTTCATTTGACAAGGTTATAGTGATAGTGACCGCGCTACCCTCGGCAATGTATTCTCCTGGATTAACTGAGTAGGAGACCGAGGAGTAAGGGACATTGCTCTTGATAACCGGTCTAAACTCAATCATGCCTGGATAAAGAGTGCCTGCCTCGTACTTCTTCAATTGACGTTCCAACAAGAATTCGGAAAGGCTGTAGGGGAAGAGCATGAGAGACCATAATGCTAATTTAGCAAATCTAGTATCGTTGTCTCTCAGTGTTCCTAACCACATAGAATTACCGTCAACGCCTGTACCTGCCTGTATGGAATTACCATTATAACTATATCTAGTTTGATAAACATAGTTTTTATTAAATAGATCAGGATTAGAGAGACCTGTATTATTAAGTCCGAATGAGTAAGTATGTATTCCGGAAGTCACATTAAAGACTGATTGTTCGATAATAAAAGCTCCATCATTACTAATTTTAGATTTAGAGATAAGTCCACCTCCGTCTCCTTTTGGAGATAACCATTTACGAAGAGCCGCTACCGTATAGTCCTTCAAAATAGGCAATCCTGTAGCCTTGCCGAAGTCGGAGATACCGTCTAGATGTAAGGCGTCGGGATTCTCTGGGATTTGAGTGATAGTTATATCACACTCTCCTGTATAATTACTAACACGAAATCCTGTATAGTAGTTGTTTGCAGAAGCAATACTAGCAGGCAAGTCATAAATGCCATCCCCTTGAAGACTAAGAAGAATCATATTATCGTCTTTATCTACATATTGATAGAACAATTCCAAAGATTGGCTTCCCTTCACTTCTACCTTCATACTATTTACTTTTGCTCTAGTATATAAGATAGCCTGAGGAGCCTTTATACGAGTAACACAAAGTTTGTTTGATGTATGTACAGAATCAGCGATATTAAATTGGGGAATCCATGAATCAAAGTCTACATTATATTTACCAATACCACTTTCCCCTTTCCAAGCAACGTTATTCAACTGAATGTTGTGACCACCAACAAAGTCAATCAACTGATCGTTAAACTCTGCGTGGTTGTCGTTAGTGATGCCCTGCTTCTTTATGTTACAGTACAACTGAGGCTTGATGATCTGTCCCGGACGGTCCAAGTTGAAGTAGGCAATGATCTGATTGATTTCGTCTGTAGTCAGGACTTTGTTGGCAAGGAAGCCACCTGCGTAGGCAATCTTAATACATCCTTGAGGAACATTATTTCCATCAAGATATCCAGTAATTGAAAAATAATCAGCAACTCCACTAGCTACAGGATAGCTAGCAACGAAATCGGTTTTATCTCCTAAGATATCATTGACAACCGTAACATTCCCTATCTCGTCAATATTTATAGACGTATATCCACAAATATAATACTTGCCATTAATGCCATTCCTTTCGAACATATTCCGGATAAACCTTTTGCCCAATACATTGACATGATTAGAGCCTATATCGGAAATATAGTTAATTATGCTAATGACAGTACATTCCTTGCTATCTCCTATCATTTCGTCAACGGTCTTTTCGCTGACAATCATGTCGTCTACTCCGTCTGTACATAGCCAGCCTTCGAAGTCGGTTCCCGGTAATCCATATCCACTATTCCCCGCAAATCCGAAGTTCAGCAATTTAAAATCATTACCTTTCCCGGTCTTATCTTTTAGAATACTTCGGTCTGCATCTTCATTCGTCTTATCATAGGTGGAAATTACTGAAACAACGCTAGATAGGACAGCCGGATCAATATATGATTTACCACCTTTACGCTTGTATTGATTTCCTATAGCGAAGTCAATACCTAGCCCTATTCCTTTAGCTCCTCCACTCATTCGATATAACCAATAAAGATTCTATAATCAGTTAGAAGCTCACTTGTTACATTGATTTTAATTAAAGCGATAGGATTCCACATCATTGACGTAAGTGGAAGATCAGTCATTTCTTTCTGATATGTAGGCAACCCATTTACAATTGCAGTATTAGATTCCCCTTCTTTGGAAAATAAAAATACGTAAAATGGATGAATATCATCTACTAAAGTCGCTTCTTTTATTTCTGTTACTTTTGTTATAATGTTCTGATACATAATTATTCCTCCTTATCATTATTTTTTGTTACTATATTTTGATGTTATTTCTAATTGCCGTTCTTGATCTGCAATCTCTTTTTCTTTTTGCTTTTCCAATCTTGCTTTTTCATCCGGTTTAGAATCAGGATTCTTTTCTATAGCTGTGTCCTTAGATATCATACCATTACTAATTCCAGTAGCCAATCTCTGTACTAAATCAGTTTCAGACTGAGGTCTCCAAACCACAAATTTAGCATTAATTTTTAGATTTTCAAAATCAGTAATTGCAGTGGGCTGAATCTTTTTATACACAAGTTCTTTAGCCAATCCCTCTTTAAACAAACGGCACATTTTATCTGCAACATTCTGATATTCAGCAGCATGTTCCAACCCTTTTTCAATGTCCATTGATTGAGTAAGCATAATAGCAATGCCGGAAATATCTCCAGTCATTTTAACATCTTTAGGAAGCAAGAAAGTTGTACTTGTAGCTTTCTGTATTGTTTCTTCCATCAACTGTAATGTGTCAATCGTTCCCTGCGGAGAAGGAGGTGTCAAGAACTTGGCATCATTACCTGAAGCATCAGTTCCTGCCGTTTTGTCATTAAGAATAACAGATCCGGCAATTTTCTTCCCTGTTTCATCAAAGCGACCTTTAATATACAGAATCCCCCATCCATGTCTTTTTTGAATAACATTAAAAATATTATATAAAATTTCGTAAGATTCAATAACGCTTTGTCCGTCATTCCATGCGACATCGCCTCTTTTTGTTACAAGAGGAATTTCAGAGAATCCATGAGATTTAGTCTCGACTAATCTCCATCCATATTTATTAGTATCTACAGCATAATCATCACGGATAAAACGATATAAGTTTTCTTTATCATAACAATCAATATACTCAACATCATCTTTGGGATAATAAACAGCCTCCATGATGCGATCCCCATTTTCATCATTATGTGGAATCAAAACAAAACCATCCATGTAAGATATGAGCCTAGATTTGATTTGTTTGTCTTGGTCAAAGTAGTATAACAATCCGGCATCTCCAACAGATAATTGTGCATCTGCTAACTTTCTTTTCATTCCATCTTGGTTCCTCAGATCCCAATATTGTTTAAATGTAATAAAATCCTGTTGTTGTTGATCTGTCGGGTTTTCGTCAACTATTGTAAATTCCATTTTATTTCCACACAGATGCTGTACCTGTTTGTCTTTTATATTTTTTTGGAATGGGACAGCCATCTTCTGATATTTGATCTCGACAAATCCTCCACCTTGTTCTTTGTCTAGCTTCATAGTAATAGAAGGCACATTTTGATCGTATAGAACACGGTGATTTAGTGGCTCTAGTTCTTTTAGAAACTCGCTTTGATGAATCACTCTTTTCTTTATAGCCGGAAGTTCAACTTTAACAGTCTCATTTATATCAACTTTAGTTGGATATAAACGAGCATATGAATTCATGTCATATCCTCTAAAAAAAGGCTTCTTTCTTAATAATCTTTCCGGTTCTGAAAGAAGTTGCTTTATTTGTTCTTTATAATCAGGCATTCTTATTTGGATTTTCAATTAAATTATACTTCTGCATTAAAACCTCTTTAGTTGGGACGGCAATTTCATGCCGACAATATGGGCAAATATCATTATATTTTTGTTCTACAATTATATATTGCTGTTCTACTTTTTCAGCAACAGAGAATTTGTCGTTAAGTCTAGTACGAACATCCGCTTCTAATTTTAATGCATCTTTTATAGACATTCCATTTTTGATAGCTTCCGGTATTTTTGCCAATAGACGTACCATAGCTTCTTTGTTTTCTTCAAATGTGATATCTTCATATTCAGCCTGAATGTCTTCTTCATCTACATTTTTGGTTTGCTTCTTATTTTTAAAATTAGCATCAATATATGTTTTGAGAAACTTTATTGTTTTTGACTTATGATATTTTGAAATCACATCTTCTTCTCCGTCCCCAAAAATGGATTTATAGGCAATTGTAGAACTGTTATATTCATTAAATAAAACGATATACGAAATATCTCTAACAGTTATTTCGTGCTTCATCTTAGCGCAATCCTCTATTATTTTTTTTAAATCCTTTGCTTCCATGATTTATATTTTAAGCCCAAAAAGAATCTTCATAAACACTCTCATTTGAATCACATTCAATTTCATCTCGCTGATCTATTGCCGTTTTTTCAAGTTCTGTCCCATATTGATATTCAGCTAACGGGAACATTCTCATTGCTATAGCGTCAAGTAAATCCATTGATCGTCCTTTGCCAAGCATCTGATTCATTTCTTTTTTAGTTGCCAATCTTTTTTTGCCACCCGGCTGTTCTTGAAAACGAACAACGGAACATTCTTCAATAAATTCAGTCTCTATTAAGACTTCCGTTTTCAATTTTGCGTGATAATATTTACGATTGGCTACATCATTAGAAAATGATATTTTTCGTTCAGTGATAAGAAATTTTAATCTGAGATATGCTTCATCCTTTCTATTAGCTGCTGCTCTCGCATATAATCCAACAGGAGGATAAGATGAGATGAAAGGAATTGCATCGGGTATATAATCTAATATGTATCTTCCGTTTGTACCGTCAAATACAATATGAGAATCCGGTATGTCATGTTTAGCTGCGAGTAATTTCAATTGATTAGCATTTTGGGCAGGAGTAGTCTTTCCTAATACTAGCATATCATATATGTGTAATCCATCCCATACTAACGCAATAAAATTATCAGTTCCATAATCAGCTAAGTCTGCCGTAATCCATTTATTTCCGTTCACTTGTGGATCAGCCATTAAGCATTCACGTGCAGCCCAACTTGGAATAGGTGATTCAGATTCATCTAAAATATCTACATTCCAGTTTCCTGCAAGATTGGCTAATGCTTGTTTTTCGCCCATTGCAGCAACGCTTGCCACATATCCCGGATTAGTCTTAAGCAGTTCCTCGTTCATATCCAGTGAACCGCCATAGAAAGTAGTAGTCTTAATGAAATCCTTATAAGTAAACTTTCCTCCTCTAGCATTCAATTTTTTAAGATGCCCATCAATTTGATGTTTACATTGTTCGTAAACTTCTTCCGGAGTATCTCCAAATGCTACATCTTTTATATTGTCTCCTTTAATATAAAAGTATCTAACAACTCCATCTCTTTCCGGAATTGGATAACCAGTTATAGGATCAATATACCAATCAAGCCAAATTCTAAGCCAATGATTCTTTTTAGGATTACAGGTAATTCTGATCTTGCCATTCCATTTACCTGAACTACGATTACGAGAAAAAGCCAATCGAATTGTACTCCATTCAAATCCTGTTCCTTCATCAAAATAAATAACCCCATATTGCCATCCTTTTACACGTTCTAGAACGTCTTCGGGATTTTCATTATCCATATGAGTAAAATCGACAAAAGCTCCATTCTTAAATGTAGCACGAGGATTTTCCGACCGTTTGACTTTTACAGCATCCCCATAAATCTTTTCAATTTCATCGACACCACCACCACCTACTTTTGTGTCTTGTATATTCTTACGAATAAAAACCATACGAAAATTAGGGTCAAGAGAAGGTTCTGCCGCCATTAATAATGCAGCGAAAGATTTGCCAACCCCCATAGCGGCTCCACCTACAACAAAATCTACGTTACTTCGAACGAATTTTTCTTGGAAGCCTTTTTGCGGACGTATTATTTTGAGTTTATTTTCGCTGTTTTCTGACATGAGGTGCAATATTTACATGCAAAAATAGTATTATATATTCTATGAATATTTAGCCTCGGAATAAAAACGTTCACCAGTGAATGTTTTGTTGTACTCTTCACTCTTTTTCAATAGAATAATGCTTTTATTTTGTATGCGATTATTAATTCAATCTTAATAGACTTATGAAGTTTACTCAACAACAAGCCTTTGAAAACCTCAAAGGGAAATTGACACAAGGTGGGAAAACCCTACGCATGTCAGAAAGAACAATCAATAAGCAATTAGAAGCCCTAATTCCATTATTGACAAATGATGAATCTGAATTAGATGATTTTGTGTCGAAGGTGTTCCCTGCTTTTCAGGAGACAAATTCAAACATGGAGCATGATTATGCAGAATTCGTCAAAAATTATAAGCCGCAGGATGACAAGGGAAAGGGTAAAGGCGTAGATGCAAAAACAGATGAAGCCTATATCGAAATGCAAAACAAACTTGCAGAACTTGAAAAACAGGTGTTAGCGGATAAAAAGGAAAAGCAATTAGCTAATATTAAAAACAGTTTAAAGTCAGCGATGAAAGAAAAAGGCATCAAAGATGATAAATGGATTAATAAGTATTTAGCTGAAACGAGCATTACGGAAGATCTTGATGTGCAAGAAAAAGCAAAATCTGCACTAGAGTTTTACAATTTGAATCGTGCTGAAATTCCTGATGTCGTTACTCCTCTTAGTCCTTCGACAAAGTCTACTGAGATGAAAGATATGTGGAATGATTTAAAACCCAAAAAAGAATAAGATGGAAAACGATCTTTTAAATACCTATGGTGCGGTCTACTATGGTAGAGTTACGAACCAAATGCGAGGTCAGATCGGTGGGACGAGAGAAGTCTTTGTTCCTATCGTAGATATCAAAAATCATCAGGTATTCCCAACTACAGGTGGACTTGTAAAAAATCCATTTAAAAGAATGGGTAAAATGTACGCAGGAGATTTGGTGGAATATCGATGGAATGGTAACGGAAAAGCCAATAAACATACGCAGGCAGAAATTATTTTGCTAAAAACATTTGAAGTACAGGCTGCTTCGTCAGCAACTACTGTTTTTATTAAAAGAGATGGATTCAGACATCAGCCTTCAATTGGTGATGTTTTGATGAAAGCTCCGGCTGAATTTGCTACTGCAGGAACGGCTCACACTGTTGTTGCTGTAGAGAAAACGACTAACAGTAATGCAGACGTTTGGAAACTTACTTTTAGCGCAGCTATCGGAACTTTGACAGCAGGAGATATCCTCGTTGAAGGAGATAAAGATGGCACAGATGCTAAAATGCTAGTACAGAATCCGAATGCAGTGTTGCCGTGCGACTATGACTTTAAATATGCTCCGGCTGAAAATGATGAAGATTTTGATGGTGCAAGATATTATCTTACTCCAACTCTTCATGCATTGATGTACGAAATATTAATGTCACCTACTCCGGAAGTCGTTAAAAAATTAAATAAGTCAAATGTTGACGGTTGGTTTGAAATCTAAAGAAAGGAGAAACTATGAGATTTGATTTTGATAGCAGTCGTTATGCTGCTCTTTTTAGAAGTGGAGATGGTCGTCAACTTTTGCAATCAGTCATTGATGATTCGGGATTGATCGACATTAACTATAATTGGTGGAGAAGTCAGTTCTCTGTAAACCCGAACGCAACTCCTACTGCAGCAGATGGGACTGCGACATATAAGGTTAATCAGAGACAAACAACGAGTGCTCCTTTGATGGACTGGCGTGCTCCTCTTGGTGATGCTCATCCGTTTAATAAACAAGGTCTTTCTTTCTATACTGGAAGTATTCCTGATTTTATTTCAAGAGCTATTGCTGAAACCGCTATGGAGCGTCAGTATAAAGAAGATAAATTTGCAGAATTTGGAAGTGATGCTGATATTATACGTGAGTGGACAAAGGATGTTCAGTTCTTGATTGATCAGAAAGATCAAACATTGAACCATCTTTCTGCACAATTAATTTCTACAGGTAAAATTGTCTATACCGCAGGAATGGGTATTACCGGGCCTCAACAGAAGGCTGAAATCCCCGAAGAAAACTTTGAAAAAGCAGGAGCTAAAGTTTGGACTGCCCCGGATGCCAAGTTGTTTGACCAAATGGTTATTATAGAGAAAAAATTCCGTGATAGAACAGGATACACTGGTGCTATGAAATGGCAGATTACAAAGAAAATGTATCAGGACGTATTTTTGAAAAATACACAAGTTAAGGAATGGGTAGGATATTTACGCAACTTAAACACTAATAGTCCTGTTGCGGCTCCGGATATCGCTATTATTCTTGATGATATGTTTAATGCTGCCGTAAAAGCATATGACGGTCTTTCTCCTATCGAAATTGTAGTAGAAAAAGAGAAAAACTCAAATTGGGCAGGTGATGAGATGGTACATGGTTGGGACGAGAAGGTAGCTGTATTGCGCCCCGCAGGAGATGCCGGGTTGATCATGCATACTTCCATTCTTGACGAAAAGTTAGCAAATAAATATGGAAATAAAGTAATTGATTCCGTATTTGCAAACATTGATGGATTCTCACGTTTGGCTAATTTTACGATGGCTGATGGTCAATATAAATCATGGGAAACTCGTTTGATGATGAGTGCTACTCCTGCATTGACCGAATTCTTATATCATGTCATTGTTAATACAACCGTAGCAGATTCTTAATATGGCTCAATTTGACATTATAACATATCTAGAAGGTTTGACCGCCTTTGTCTTTGACAAGGCGGTTCTAACCCGTATCGCAATGGAGAGAGATGTAAGTGATATTACTGATTTTAAATCATTAACTCAAAAGCAGAAAGACCTGTTATTGGCTGATTTATTATTTGTTATATATACATCTCCTAACTATACAGCAAGTCAGACGAACCAACACGGAGCATACACGAAAACGATTGGGAGTCAAAGATATGATACGAAAACAGATATTTATAATCTCATGATTGGATTATATAAGAAGTATGATGACGACAAGTTAGAGCTTGTCTCAAGCGGAGGAGTTTCATGGATTAACGAATACGACTGATGATCATAGACAGGCACGAAACAGAAGAATATCCTTATGATGGAGAATTCTATACTACTTGGATAGATGAAAGCAAACCATTAGACCAACAGAAGGAAGAAGATTTAATATTGCTAAAGACTAAATGCGATATTCAGGAGGCACAGAAAAGTGATTCAGGTAATAGCATTAAAGCATCTTTCAATGTTTATTTCCCTTTTGATAAATCTGTAGGAATCAAAATCACAAGAGGTGTCTTATTCAGAGGGAATATGTATGGAATGCGTGTAGATGGAATGGTTATTGGACTTTTTCCAACACAACTTTCAGGTTGTGCTGTATATTTAACAGATAATACATCAAGTAATTTAAATGGCTCAGTATAGTTTTATAAATAAATTAGCTATGAAATTAGCAGACGATGGTCAAAGACTGATCGAAAGTGCTTATATACAAGCTGATTATGATAAAACTAAAACTCAGAATCTCCATGATAGTTACGGAAGCGCTGTTTTTTATAAAAGAGAATTATATCCGGGTACAAAAAGGTTTTTTACTAAAATGGCTACTACAGCCAAATATGATCCATATCAGCATGAATATATAACTGGTAGAAGATCTGTAGAAGAATTTTTGGGAACCTTTAGACCTCAAAGCAATGGAATGCAATTAGTAGTTGTAGTAACCATGTTTTATGGAGGAATATTGGAAGCCGGACAAGATCCGTTAAGACATAAATATAAAGTTATATTTACGGTAGGCGATGACTTGAAAGAGTTAGCAAGAAAAATTAGTGATAACGTGAAAATTTTAAAAATTCAACGTGACGAAGTAAGCCCGTTATAATATGAGTTCAGCATACACTACTATATCATCAATAGAAACATTTTATAACTCTATCTTAGATGGAGATATTTCAGAAAATGTATATCCTTCTACCCTTCCGCCTAACAGACCGGATGACTGGAAAGACATGGCGGTTATTTCATGTGATAATGGAATAAAAAATAAGGGAGCCGTAAATGAAGGATATGTTGAGATTTGGCTGTATGCAAAACCAATGGCTAATGGGAAGAAGAATGTTGCCGTGATGTCAAGAATGGAAAACAGATTGGATGAAATAATTCAAGAGCAACAAGAAACTAATTTGCATTATCGCCTGTTTCGTGAAGAAACTCGTACCGATTATGATTCAACTAAAAATATGCATGTTAACATAGTGAGAATACATACAACAATTATTTAATTAAATAACTTATTAATATGGCTATAGATTTAACAAAACCCATCATCTTGGGTGGAGTAACAAAAGTAGAAATTACTCCTTTTACCGACAGTGAAGGATTGACTCCCGGTAGTGAAGTTTATGACTTGACTAAAATTGTAGCTGATAGTACATCTATCACGCAAGATGATCATACTATCAATGCGACAGGCAATGAAGTATCGGATGAGCCTCTGTTCGAAAACGTAGTTTTGGGACGGTATACCTTTGCTACAACCAGTGGTGATATTCAGGATGACATCTTGACTGGACTTTTCGGATTTAAGAAAGTGACCGTTGAAGGAAAAGATGCATATTGTGCACCTAATACTTATTCTCCTAAATGGGCAAAAGTACGTGTAGTATTTGGTACACTTGGCGCACTGGTTTGCCCACGTGTAAAGCTTAGTCCTAAAATTACTGCTTCTACTTTGAAAACAGGTATCGTGCAGGGTGAAATCAGTGGTACTTGTTACGCAGGGAAAGTTGGAACAGGTTCTGATATGACTCCGTTCTATGTTGAAACTGCAGCACAGGGGGGAGCGTAAGGGAATCAGCTTCTCCGACTAATTCCCTAAGAAGTATAAACGGAGATTCTAGTTCTAGTAAAAAAGTTAAAACAGGAACAGTATTGTAAAATAAAAAGGGAGGGAGAGTTAGACTCCTTCCCTTTTTTAATAATGAGTTATGGAAGAGATAAAAAGAAAAACATTTAGAGATCCTGTATCAGATGAAGCAATGGAGCGACTTGTCAAAATCATGACGAATAGCCCGACTTTGGTAAAATTGCAAAATACAGAGTTTGAAATAACTGCTTTAAAACCGGGAACGCAATGGAAGATAGCGGAAGAAGCCACTAAAATTAATAAGATAGAAAAAGCTACTTTTGGAGATATATTGCAAGGATTATCGCAAGAGTTTCCTGTTGTATGTAAAATTCTTGCATTAGCTATTCTCAATGATAAAAAGGCAATTGAAGAAAATCTAGAGAGATTTATAGATGTCTTACTGTGGGAATGTGAATCTAGAGATTGGGGGCAACTTCTGTTTGAAGTTTTAAATCTGATAAATGTGGATGTTTTTTTTTCGATTATCAACTCGATACAGACGTTCAGGATGATAGTCTTGGAGAGAAAAATGAAGACGACCGAACAGAAATAATAATAGCTAGAACATCTTATGGTGAAATGTTTGACTTCTTAAAAACATTTCCATCTGTAACGGTTCAACAATATATGTGGGAATTGACAGTACCACAAATTCTGCTAGCTAAATATGATTCAACCCACATCATTTATCTATCAGAAGAAGAGAAAAAAAGAAGAAATGCAGTGCATATTGACAATCCAATGCAACTGTTTAATGACTTTGGAATACCTGTATTACCTCAATAAGAAGAAAAATGGCAGACGGATATATATTAGAAATACCGGAAGAAGTTTTAAAGAAACTCAATACGGCAGACGAAAAGATAGAACAGATTGCTGAGACAAGTGAGAAAACTCAGAAAGCTGTTAAAGAGGCTTTTGCTCAAATGGCAAGTGGAGTTGATCCATTTATCGAAAGATTAAAACAAGCAAAAGCAGGGATGCAGAATATTATTCCTAAAGAGTCAAGCAACAATTACGAGAGGTTAGCTAATAATATAGCAAAGGTATCTACTCAATTAGATAAAGTAGCAGATTCACCAATCGATAATGTCAATAAGAAACTAGATACAATGAAGAAGTATCTAGAAGATGCCACAACTGCTTCTCAGAAATTAGCAGCAGCTAAAATTAGTGGAGTTATTCCTAAAGATACATTAACTTTAGGGAACACTGCTAATACGGTAATTCCGGAAATTGAAGCTCAGATAAGAGTATTAGAACTTCAACGGGCAGAATTAAAACAAAATGAAATATATTGGAAAAATTATCTTGATAATATAAATGGAACATCTCTTGCTGCCCAAAAGCAAAAGGCAGAAATGGAACAATTGAATCGTTCGTTTAGAGATGGGCAATCAGCAATTCAGAGACAAGTTAAGGCTGAAGATCAATTAGCTATAGCTGCCAATAAGGTTTTTACTGCATTAGATAAAGCCGCTATTGCGCAGAAAAAACGAGATGATTCTATTAATAATAAGGCTAGCCAAGCTGCTGCAAAAGCAGAAGAAGAATATGCACGAGCACTAAATAGAAGCGAAGTAACCATTGTTCAAAGAGCAAGAAAAATTGAAGCATTGGCAAATGCTCAACGTTCTCTTACTCGTACAGGGAAAGATTATACTGTGGAATTATCCAAAATAGCTTCTGAAACAGACCGATTAAAAAAAGCAAATGTTGATGCTGCAAACAGTATGAATAAGCTGAAAAAGGAACAATCCAGTGTTCTTAATACAACAGATCAGCTTACACGTAAAGTTGCATTATTATTCAGTGTTTCTGCTATTACAGGATATGTTGAAAAACTAATCGAAGTTCGTGGAGAGTTTGAATTACAACAAAGAGCTTTACAGGCAATCCTTCAAAATAAAGATGAGGCTAACGCATTATTTGAAAAAACTGTAGCATTAGCTGTTAAATCTCCATTCCAAGTAAAGGAATTAGTTACCTACACCAAGCAGTTGGCTGCGTATCGTATTGAATCTGATAAGCTCTATGATACGACAAAAATGCTTGCTGATGTATCAGCCGGACTTGGTGTTGACATGGGACGTCTTATACTTGCTTATGGACAGGTAAAGGCTGCTAATTACTTGAGAGCTAGTGAAGTACGTCAATTTACTGAAGCCGGAGTTAATATTCTTGGAGAGCTAGCTGATATCTATACAGAACTTGAAGGTCGTATGGTGTCAGTGGGAGAAGTGCAATCTAGAATTACTAAAAGAATGGTTGCTTTTGGAGATGTAGAGAAGGTATTTCAACGAATAACATCTGCCGGAGGTATATTCTATAATATGCAGGAAATCCAAGCGGAAACTCTAGCCGGAATGATATCCAATTTGAAGGATAATTTTGATGCAATGTTTAATGAAATCGGCAAAGAAAATGATGGTGTACTAAAAGGATTTATAAATATTATTAATGAGATTGTTGCTAATTGGAGATATTTTGGTATAGCATTAAATGCCGCATCTATTGGTTTTATTACATATGCTGCAAAAATAGCTATAGCAACAACAGCTAATGGCGGATTCGCAGCATCTACAATAGCAGCTACTATTGAACAAGGAGGGTTGGCAGCAGCTTTAGGAAAAACTTGGCAGGCATTGAAAGGTGTTACACTCTTTTTAAAAGCCAATCCGTGGGTTGTTTTAGCTACATTTATAGCCGGAACAGTTTATTATGTAAAAGATTTAACTGATAAATTAGATCGGACAAGAGCTACATATGATATTTTAAATAATCAATTAACTACTCAAAAAGAAAAACTTGAATCTCTAACAAAAAGTGTTCAACAACAAATTAATACTCAGGAAAAAGCAGAAGAAGCTCTAAAAAACACCAAGAAGGGTACAGATGAATATGCAGAAGCTGAGAATAAAGCAAATACAGAACGAGAGAAAACTGACAAATTGCTGAATCAATTAAAAATTCAATATCCGGAGGTCTATGCTAAAGTTATTCAAAACAAGGATGGAATAAAATCATTAGCCAACGAACAGAAAAAGTATAATGAAGAGTTAGATAGAACGCTTACGTTAAATAAATTAATGCAAGCCGGAGTGCCGTTATTTGGGGAAAGTTTCAAAGAACAAGCTGATTCCTACACACGTTCTTTGGATGAACAAAATAAAGCTATAAAAAACGGTTGACTATAACTCATTAGTAAGTGAAATGCAGTTTATTTTAAAAACAGGGAATGATATTCCTAATAGTTTTAAAGATGGACTTAATTCAATTATTAACAGTAATTCAAGTATTGAAGAAAAAACTAAATTGCTAATAAATTATGCTAGGAGTTTAGCTACTCATAATTCTAATTCAAATAGAATGCTAAATAATCTTAGAACAAGTGCAACAAAATCATTAGATGATTTAGAAGAGGCTAATAAAAATAGAAAAACTCAGCTTGCAGCAATGAACGATTCTTACGAGTTACTAAGAGATAATGCCTTGAAAGAAGCTAATATAACTCTTAATGAATTCAAACAGCTTACAAAAGAGCAACAGCAAGATTTAATGAAAAGAATGGCAGTATTTATTAAATCATCCGCAGGTGCTGAAAGCGTATTTGCCCGTTCTTTTTTAAAAAATAGAATCAAACAAGATTTTAATATTGAAATTAATTATGATGAAAAGAAAGTAGAAAAGGAATTAGATGAAAAACAAAAAGCATTAGCTGAAGTTGTAAATAAATATAACAACAAGAAAGATTTTAAAGATAAAACCGCTTTAAAATTACCTGTTGTTACTGATGAAACAACTGTAGAAGAATATAGAGATAAGATTTACAAAGCAGGACAAGCATTAATTGATGCAGCTAAAGAAAATGAAAAATCTATTGTAAATCTTACGCCTCATATTGCTAAAGTAAAAGAAGAAGCAGTGAGATTAGCAAAAGCAGCCGGAGAAGAACAAAAACAGATTGCTTTACTTTTTGGTTACATTGATAAAAAAGCCGATAGAAAATCTGAGTCCGCAGAAGAAAGAAGACTTAAAGCTCAACTCTCACTGTTAAAGCAATTGCAATCTCAGTATGAGAAACTTCGTCAGACTCAAGGAGAGATGGAGGCAACTAAGACACTTCAAAAGACATTTGGGGATACATTCAGTAATCTGTTTAAAAAACCTATTACAAGTATTGGATTTGATAAAATGTCAATTGCTAATGAAGCAGACTCAATAGGTCAGACATTAGGAGAGAAAATTGCTCTTTCTATTAGACAGGCATATGATCAATATTCTTCAGAACTTAGAGCTACGGCTACAGTAACAGCTACCGTAGAAGGTATAAAAGATATTGAAAGGCAGTTTGATTCTATGTTTAATGACTATGAATTATACATATCATTGGAAAACAAAGGATTAGACATGGATGCTGTAGCTAAAATGTTTGACATTGCTCCAACAACTCTTGACAAAATCAGAAAGAAATTAGAAGAAGTTTATCCTGATCCTGCTTCTTTAGGACAAAAACAACTTGATTCTTATTTTAATATTCAGAAAAAGATTACTGATAAAGATAAAGAGGAGACACGTAAACGATTAAATAATTTTGTTGAATACTTAGCAAATTCTGTCGATAAAATCAAGCAGGTTCAAAAATCAGGAGGGTTGGAAATTAACCTTGCAACTGACATGTTTAATAAAGATCAGCTTAATGCAGATCAATATGTTACTATTGTTAAGAATGTGACAGATAAAGTAAACAAAGAAGTTAGCAAACTGAATCTTGAGAAGTTTAAACAAACACCGGAATATTTACAGGCAATGGGCGATCTTTCTGCTTATACTACGACAGAATTAGAAGCATTGATTCAAAAAATGCAGCAATTTATCTCAGAATCAGCAGGAAGTCTAAATGCAACTGATTTAAAAGTTTATTCTGACGCTATTGCTAAGATACAGGATCAAATTCAAAAGAATAAATCTCCCTTCGCTAAAAATGCTTTTGCTGAATATCGTCAATTAGTTAATTTAGAAAAGGAATATCAAGCAGAAAAAGAAAGACAGAATCAGCTTGTTGTAGAACAAGCAGAAAGAATTAAAGAAGTTGCAGATGCTACTCAAAGATTAAAAGAAATACAGGAAGCAGGAGAGTCAGGAGATTTTCTTCAGCCCGGTTATAAAGATGAGTTAGCTGCTGCAAATGAAGAGTTTCAATTAGCTAATTCTAATTTGGGGGATACTAATAATCAATTAAACATTTCTCAAGGGAAATTAAGCAATATCTCAGGGCAAATCGGGAAAGTATCCGGTGGACTTGGTTCAGCAATGGGCATGGTTGATAAAATCGTTACTGGAATTTATCAGTCCATTAATGCAACACTCGATCTTATGAATCAATTCAAGGAACTTGCTGAAAGTCGTGGAATTGATACTAATGTGGGTGGATGGAGAGAAGTTCAACAAGCCGGAGAATTACTTGGGAATGTTAATGAAAGAGTAATGTCTTCTTGGAATAACTTTAAAAGTGGTAATATTGCCGGAGCTGTAGCTGACGCTATTGGTTCTATTACAACTGTCTTTACTACTTTAAATAAGCAACATGACGCAAGAAGAGAGCAGACGATACAAAAAGAAATAAAAGCTGTAGAAGATCTGCAAAGAGCTTACGAAAAGTTAGGGAAAGACATTGAAAAGGCTTATGCAATCGACACTCTAAATGCTAGCAACGAGAATGCTCAACGTAATATTGAACAACAAATTCAAAGTTATGAGAGAATGATTGCTGCCGAAGAAGACAAGAAAAAAACAGATAATGATCGAATTAAAGAATGGAGAAATACTATTGAAGATCTTCGGGAAGAACAGGCTAATCTCAGAAACAAACAGACTGAAGAATTAGGAGGGTTCGGATCTGAACAAAATATCAAATCAGCAGCGCAAGATTTTGCAGATGCATGGTTAGATGCATATCGGGAAACTGGAGATGGACTTTCTGCATTAACTGATAAATGGGATGAATATATAAATAATGTCATCGCTAAACAATTGATGTTAAAGGGAACTGAAAAATTTCTAAAACCAATTATGGATATGATGGATGGTTTCTTAGCAAGTGGAAGCAATCTAACAGATGAAGAATTGGATAAGTTAAGAGAAGAGATTAATAAGACTATGCCTTTACTTAATGAATTTTGGAAATCCATTTCAGATAGTTTTAAACTCCCATCCACCGGAGACACTGAACTTAGTGGTCTTCAAAAAGGAATACAATCAGTAACAGAAGAAACGGCACAGATCGTTGAGGCGTTATTGAATTCAATAAGATTCTTCACTGCAGATAGTAATTTGCAGTTGAAAAATTTATATTTGGCATTTACAAGCGTTGATCCAAAACTTAATCCGATGTATGGAGAACTTGTAGCACAAACTGCAATACTCAGAAACATCTATGATGTTTTGAATAGTGTAGTAACTGCAGGAGGAAATCATCCGCTAGGAGGATTGGCTGTAAAAGCTTTGATTTAAGTTTGTTTTCAGGATTTCTTATGAACCGTTTTTGCTCTAATGATTGGACAAAAACGGTTTTATTTTTTCCATTAACTCTTCTAATATATTACTGTAGTAGGCATAGTATTTGAGTCTATGCTTAATCTTGGCATATCCCATTTTTACAGATCTAGGATTATAGAAATATTCTCTAGCAATTGCTCTAGGAGTCATTCCTAATTTGAAATGCAAGATATAAAAGATGAAATATCTAGCATTGCTTACACTTTCTCTTGTCTGCTTATTGATAATATCTTGTTGCGTAACTCCAAAGTATTTAGCTACTTCATATTCTATATTATCAATTAATTCTCTTTGTTTTTCGTCTAACTCCATGAGTGAAATAAAGTTTTCACAAATGTATGAAAACATTCACTATTATCAAAATGTATTCAAGAATATTTTAAATATCATTGGTATTCAATTTGTTACAACCGTTATTATTCGGATAAAATTCGCTCATTTAAGCATAGTTCAATGTCGAGCTATATTAAATGTAATTTTATGGAATCAAAGACAGTTGTTTATACTCCCGAAACAGGGAGTGGAAGCGGAAGTGGTATGATGGCTATGCTTGCTCCACTTTTGCAGCAAAAGGGTATTGACCCTAACTTGTTGATGGCTTTGAACAGCAAGGGTAATGGTAATGGATTTGGTGGAGATGGTTCATGGTTTATGTGGATTATCTTCTTATTCTTCCTTTTCCCTCTGTTCGGTCGAAATGGTTGGGGTAACAATGGTGGTAACGATGGTGGTAATGGCGGCGGATATGGATTCGCTGGTGTTCCAAATTTGATTAACAATGATGCAGGAAGGGAATTACTAATGAGTGCTATTCAGGGAAATGGTCAAGCTATTAATACATTAGCTACCAATTTGAACTGTTCAGTTGGACAGATTCAGCAGTCTATTAACAGCGTTATGACTCAGATTCAAGGAGTTGGTAATCAAGTAGGTATGTCAAGCCAACAGATTATCAATAGCATTCAAGCAGGAAACTGTCAGATTGCACAAGCTATTGCAGATTGTTGTTGCAAGACGCAGAATGCTATTACTACGCAAGGCTATGAAAATCAATTGTCTATTTGCAATCAGACCAATACATTGGTTAACACTGCAAATCAGAACACTTTGGCTTTACGTGATGGAGCAACTGCTAATACGCAAGCTATCTTGTCTAAATTGGATGCTATGCAGAATCAGAACTTGCTTGATAAAATTGATAAGCTTCGTGAAGATAAGAGCACTTTGCTTGCTCAAATTTCTAACGATGCACAGACAAGAAATATTCAAGCTTTCCAAGCTCAAACTATTGCGCCTGTAAATGCTGCTCTTAGTGATTTAAGTGCTCGATTGGCTAAAATTGAATGCCGTCAACCGGAAACGGTAACAATTCCTTACATTCCGGCGATGGGTAGTATGATTCCAGTTAATTATAGCGTGCCTGTAAATGTGAATGCGACACCTTATAGTAACTGCGGCTGCTAAGTATTGGTTTTAGATAAAGCGTTCTTTGACATGTTGGTAATAATTTCGTAATCGGATAGCGTTTTCCAAATAAATCCTTTATAATGGTTTATAAATCCGTTGCAACACAGAGAGATTTTACTTTGAGAATATCCTTCTCTTTGGGCTTCTGCCATAGAAGGATATACCTTAACTAAAATGTTATCTTTTAATTGAACAACAGGTATGCTTTTAGAGGTGTTAAATTTCCCGATTTTAGAAAGAGAATTCCTTTTCCTAGTTATTGGATTATTTACATTTTCAGTATGACTGCACCATTTTAGGTTTTCAACGTTGTTGTTTAATGGATTGCCATCTAGATGGTCTATTTCAAAACTGCTATTTGTGTTAGGTAAAAAAGACTTAGCTACTATTGTAGCAACAGTTACAGTTTTCTTTATATTATTTTTCCATAATGAAACAGTATATAAAGAATAACTCTCTTTTAATTTCCTAATAGTCGGTTTTAGTATTCTTTGTTTTGTCGATTTAATTCCATATCTGTTTTTTACATTACGAGATAAGGAGGCAATTCTTCCAAATGAAGATACCATATAAAGCCCTTCATATCCGATTACGTCACACCAAATTTCTCCTTCGAGAGTTATACTCTCGATAAATTCTTTGTTATTCATTTGATTACCGAATTAAATGATACCGAAGATTTAAAAGAAAGGGAAGAGCTTCGGTTTACTCTTATCAACAAGTTAATTACTCTTGTCTATCCCGATACAAAGATAGTAAAAATTTAAAGAAAGGAAAATATTATGTATGGAAATCCTTTAAATCCTTTTGGTACTTACTGGTGGACGGGTGGTCTCGGTTCAGCTATTCCGACAAGACAACGTTCTTGTTTGAAACAACTCTGTATATTTGAGTTGCCGACAACAAACGTAGCCTTATCAGAGACGAGTGTAGACTATGGGATTGACAAATGTCTGTATAATCAGCTTCCTTGTGAATGTTATGTGACTGTGCAAGTTAATCAAGCAGTTCCAACAGGTGGTGAAGCACTGCCTGTAACGATTGCTATTCCAACGTCCAATAATAGTACAAATGTAGGGAGTTCTTCTTCTAATAATGGTGAAAGTAAAGTAAATGTTATAGACCATAATAGTTCCAATGTCATTGGTTCTGATATAACAAGCTCTAAAGAGGTCTTTGCTTTTATCAACAAACGAGAAGGAATTATACGTTTTGTTAATTTTCAAACGGGCGGTACAACTCCTGCATCTACATCAGTAGCAAGTAAGTAAATTTATAGACGGGAGTAAAATCCCGTCTATGTAAAACAAATTAAAAAAGTTTATTATATGTTTTCATCAAGTAGACAAGGTGGTTTTATATATGTTCTTTCCAAAGGAGAAAGACCTACAGTTAAAATAGGACAGATCGAATCTGTAAGTTCACCTGTTCCTAAATATCCTACTTATAATCCGTCAATACCTTATAGCCCTCAACCGGAAATGCTTATAGACATTAAGGTTAGATGTGGCGAAGAGGTCTTAGACTTTCAGAAATTGCCTGCAAACGGTGAAATGTTTGCTTATCCAAATGTAATTGTTTCTGAAAAGAAGGAAGCTATTATTTCGGAAGTTGAAGCTATGATGCAGACGAGTAAACAAATTGTGGAAAGTGTTTCATATCATAATTCTGTTATAGAATCTTGTGATAGTATTTTAAAAGAACTAAATCCTCAATTTGCGAAAGAGAAGCAACAAGAAGACAGGATTAATTCATTAGAGCAAGAGGTAAAATCTGTAAAAGATGGATTGGGAGATATAAAATCTCTTTTAATTGAAATGAATACGTCTAATAAACCTAAAACAACAAATTCTAAATAATATTATTATGGGAATGATTGAAATAATGGAAGGCGAAAGAAAAGGTGGATTAGGAAAAGCCTTTAAAGACTTCAAAGAAAGTCTTGAATGCCTAAAAGAAGATTTCGAAACCCTTTGGGACGAAATGGAATCAATGGGAGAACGTGGCGGACAAGGCGGTTCTTATGGTGGTGGTAGTCGTGGTGGTTCTTACGGGAATAGATACGATGAATACGATGATGAAGAAATGATGGGAGAACGCAGAGGTGTAAGAGGCTCTGGTCGTGGTCGTCGTCGTCGCTAATACAAACTAAGGGGGATATAATAGTCCCCCTTTAATACTAAAAGATATGAAAAAAGGAGCGAGCTTTGATTTATATGATAATATCCCTGAAGATATGCGGATTTATCTACAAAATTATGGATTTAATTTTTCTAAAAAAATGTGTGATTGGGCAGTCTCTATGATGAAAACAAAAGAAGGCAAAATCACACCTATTACAAAAGAAAAGTTAGACGAACTGCTGAAAAGATATAATGTGACATTGGAAAAAGACAATGGTTATAATGCAGTATATGCAGTAAACATGGCGAGAGCAGATTATATGGGATCGTCTATACAAAACGAGCAAATGTTAGCACTATTCGTAAAAGACTATATCGATGATCCAGACTATCCATCTACCGAAAAAGCGTTTCGTCATTTCTTCGCTGATATGATGGGTATGGGTGTAGCTATTAATTGGGAAGATATGCTTTAATTTTAGGCACTTAAAATGTGCCTTTTTTAATATTATGGAAATAAAAACAATATACTTATCTAAATACGATTGGACTGTTACTATCTTTTACGATTATATTTGTAAATATTTTGAAGATGTAATGGAAGAATTAGAATATATAGAATGTGGGGAAGAATCACTCAAAAGAGCTTATAAAAATCTAACTACATGTGGATATAATAATGGATTAACTTTTTCTAATCATCTAGCACATAAAAGTGTAATTGTTATAGGTAGAACAAGTAGTGCTAAGGAGTTTGAAAAAACTTGGTCGCATGAATCAGGTCATTTAGCAGATCATATCTGCCTTACTTATGATATAAGTCCTCACGGTGAGGAAATTCAATATTTAGGAGATTATATTATAGATAAGACATGGGATTCAGCAAAGAAATATTTATGTGATTGTTGTAGAATAAAAAAACGATAATATGAAAAACAAAGATTTTAAAAAGGCATTAGAGAGTGATAGACCCATAAATTCTATGTTTGCACTGATTCCTGAAAAGAAAATGAAAGCCTTTAAGAAATTTGCAAAGCAATTTGGCTTTACAGAAGAAAAAATAAATGCTATTCTTACTAACGAAAAACAGAAATTATGAAATGCAAGAAGGTGAAATATGATTCTATCAAGTTAACAATCATTAGAAAAGACTACGAGATTAATCAAGCGATCAAGAATCTGATAAAAGATTTGCCACATTGTGAGTTTGAAGATCTAAGATTTAAACTTCTAGATGAAATTATTGATCTTAGAAGACTAAAAGAAAATAGGCTACCGTAGTAGCCTATCTATAATCAAAGTTTTAGTATCTGTTTTCTTTGTCTTTCCTGTGAATAAGAAACGTGTACCCAACTAAAATTTGACTCGTTTATTAATTGATCGAAGGGGAGATTTAATTCCTGAATTAAATTAAATAATTTTTCATTTTCTTTAATTGATCCTGCACTGATATCTGCAGCTTCCCCCTTTCTGTGTTGACTTGTTGCTACACCTCCAACTTCTTTATTTAGCTCATCATTTCTGAATCCACTATTGACGTAAATAGGTTTCCCATATGCTTCTCTTAATGGATCTAAAACCTTTTCAATTAAACTTTTCAAACGACCTACTTGCATTCCATCCGGTATATTCTTTATACCTTTCGCTTTAGCTGTACTAGATTCGCACAACTCTCCAACTGTAAAATATTTACCCATATTAATCTTTATTTTCGTTACGTGTATTATATCTCTTTAATCTTTTTTCGCTTATTCCATTGTCTTCAATATATTGATTACGTCTTTTGAGAGCTTCCTCTAACGTTCTATAAAATCCGACATCAATACTTTTACCTTTATGGTATACACGGACTTTATATCTTGTTGGTTCTTTAAGACGAGACATTGTTTTACGATATATCCATTTATGTCCAGTATTACTCATGATTATCTATTGTCGCCATTGCCATTTATCATATTCCTTTCCTTACGAGATTTAAGTTTGCTATAATTCATTTCAGCTATCTCATCTAAAGTGTAACCTAAATCATGTGATAAGGTAGCACAATACCAAAGTACATCTCCAATTTCTTTTGCGATTTCTCTTTTTCTGTCATCTGAAAATTCATGATTGTTGTCACGAATAACTTTTTTTACTTTATCCGAAACTTCTCCCGCTTCTCCAGTTAATCCTAAAGTGGGATAAACAATCTTATACTCTTGTGGATAATTCGCTGTTTCTAATGCTTTTAATTGATATTCATTCAATTCCATCTTCTAATTCTTGAGCTTTAATTATACATTTTGAAATAATCTCAGGGTTGGTTAGTATAGAGTCTAGCTTTTCATATGCTGCTACTATTTTGAGTTGATAATTATAATCAATGTCCGGTGCTTTTCTAAAACACCATTTGGTTAAATTAGTTAGTATGCTGAAAAGCTCTTTCTGCTTATACTTCGACAAAGATATAGCATTATTTGTATATTTGAAAGAATCTGCGACTCTATATGCAGTTTCCCATATAGAATAATGCGTCATACTTCTTGCTACCTCTACGTGAGATAAAAAATAAGTATTTCCGAATTCTCCCGGAAGAGTATCAAGATATTCTTCAATTGATTCTTGATATTCTTTTAATACAGGCATTACATATACATCAAAAAGATCACAAAAATTAGAGTATATGTTACCCGATGTTGAGGATATCTTATTTACTATTTTCTGATATTCCCGGACTCTTTTAAATGCTGCCTTATATATCTTCTTTGTTTCTGAGTCACGATTAGGCATCATTGTATTTAAGTCGAGAACGCAAACATTACATAATTCATTGACATACAATACTGCATATGTGCTTATTAATGTAATTTGTTGAGGAGTCAATGGAATTTTTGGATCTGACTCTTCAAATTCTTTTGGATGAGCTTCTTCATATCCCATTCCAAATAAAGCAAAATCTACAGATGCAGGATCACCGGGCACAAGTTCTCGACATTTATTTGTCAACTCTATACAAGTCTTCATGTCGTTACTCTTACGTTTAATATAGCCTAACTCTCTAGCTTTATTAAGCACATGAACGTCACATGGAATTAATAATTTAGACTGATCTAACGATTTCCATATCCCTACATCAACAGGACTGTTTTGGCGAACAAGCCATCTAAGCATTAAACACAGGCGTTTACAGCATGATTTAGTCTCTTTGGGTATTCCCTTACATCCATAGAATATATTGATTAATACTTCAATATATGTATCAAATATTCCCACACTCTTCATAGCATGAGTAATACATTCTTCGAGTGAATCGAAATTCGTATATATCTGCTTTAAGAAATAGCAGATATTTGCTAAATCAAAATTAGTAAGCATTCTATACCAACATTTATCTTCACCAAATGATAACGGATATTTTTTAGATATAATCCATTGGTATGGTGAATCTCCCATAATAGCCAATGTCTTTTCGCAAGCTTTATAGATTTGTTGACGGTTGCCGAAAGCTAGGATAGAACAGATTACTGCTGCGACTTCAATGTCTCGCTTGTCTTTATACTTCCAAAGGAAAGAAACAGGGTCTTTCTCGAAGTATTTTCGATCTTCATATTTCTTTGATAGTTCTATTATTTCTTGATTATTCATACGGTTCTTAATATAACAATTAGACTTATGATGATAGATATTAGACTTATTATGTTTGGGATAAGCCATCGTAAATCATCTTTTTTCATATCCCTTATTTTCTAAAATAATAATATGGCTATGTCCTTTTCCTGCTGACCAACTTTCTCCTTTGATAACAGTGTAATCTTTCAATCCCTTTTCTCCGCATTTAACAAAATCATCAACGCCATCAAAGACTAAAGGTTCTTTATTTTCTAGTTTTTTCTTTACTCCATTCAAGCGTTCATTGGTCTTAATCCCAATATAAACTAATGCATATCCGATAAGCATCCCTATGATGAATGCCAAAAAGTTTTCTCCTGTCATAAACTATTCAGTATAAAAGGTGTAACAATTTCTAAAAAACGTTTTTGCTAAATTCATTGAATCTTCTTTGTACCAATTAGGAACATTATTCACAATAGCGAATTGTTTCCCCTCTTTTTTATAATAATGATTCAAAAAATACCCAGTTGTACATCTGTATATTTCACAATTTGGAGCTTTAAACATTTCCTTTCCATCTATTTCCATTGGAGATATAGCTATATATTTCTTATGTTTAGTGAAGAAATAACATTGAGGGTTATAGGCTGCACCAAAATCGAATACAGTATAGTTCTTTGGTATTATCTTTGATAGATAATAATACGGTTCTAAAAAACCAATAAAACTATTATCTATACCACAACATTCTTGTCTGAATACTCTATCTTTTTCTTCTTTGGGAATTAAGGATAAAGTATAGTCTATTAATTCTTGTTCAGTCATTTCTTCTCCTTTCTTTTCCTACGTTTCTCTATTATTTCATTAAAGGCTTTCTCTATTTCTCGAAAAGTGTGTCTAAACGCCATAGTATCTACATGCCTTGTTTTACCATTCCATAAACAATATTCACTGCTCTCGTTAATTAACCATTTTACACCTCTGCTGTGAATCATTCTTTTCCCATGAAATACATCAAATACTTTACATGAGAATATACTGTAATCATAGCATTTCATCCTTAGCCAATAATTATGATGATATAAATAAGCTAAAATAGATAATATATCTTCTTTTTCATAAGGATAACGAGGGCTTGGGAAGTACCTTAGGGAATCTTGTAGTTTTATATAACTATCAATTAAAGAATTAGATATATCATCCTCTGTGTGCATTAATTCGCTAGGATTTACATCTCTGTTAAATAACATTCTTATCATGTCTGCCGCTTGTTCGCATGATTTATAATCTTTTGAGTATTTAAGATATTTCATTGCAGCCTTTTCAGTTTCTACTTCTTGATAGTATTTAAAACTTTCTATAATAAGCATAACAATTTCTATCCTATATAAGGCTTCTCCATACCTTACTCCCCAATTACTTCTATCTGCCATCACATTTTCATTTCATTGATAAATTTCATTATATCATCACTGCTAACATGTCCTCTCCCTTTTGGCTGTAATAATGCATCAGCAAAAAGATCGGCTACCACGTTATTAATAAATTCTTGCAATAGATGTTTAGTCTTATACTCATCTTCATTAATATTTTCTATATGAGAAACTATCTTTTTTAGCATCTCATTATTTTCTTTCGTAATCTTAAGAAGTTCATTTATCAAAGAAGTTTCCATCTATTATCTTTTTTAATAAAAAATACATACACAAAGAATGACTACGAGAAATATTAAAAATTCAAATATATCTTTCATAAACCATTTATACAATCAATTTTACGATTGGTTCATTCTTATAGATTAATCCATTAATCTCAGTGGTTGTATATATAGCAAAATATATATTAACATCTGATTCAGTATATACTTTCTCCCATACTTTTGAAACTTCATTCATTATTTTTTTGAGTTTCTCTTTACCAACTTCTCCTATACCTATCCATTGCTTTTTTTCCACTGTAATAGGGTAGGCATCAGAAGGATAATGTGTAGCTAATCCTTCTAAAATATAAATACTATCTTTCATTTATTCTAGTTTTTATTTTCTTTTTGTTCTACTTCTTCTTCTTTTAAGTATGCAAATGAAGCCAAGTCTGAATCGAAATATACCTCAAACATATGCGAACATTCATTTTCGAATGATTTAATGTTATTATAAGCCTCGTTTGTTATATCATGATCATGACCGTATAAATTTTGCATTTTGAACGCAATATTTAATAGTTGCAATCTTTCCTTTCTCCGAAATTCCATAATATATATGTAATAATAAGTAAGATCATACATATCACTCTATGCCACATTGGTAATTTGATGCTAAATGGAGATAAATTAATCTCCAAATGCCCAACAAAGACAGCTATTATGATGAATGCTATGATTGACATTATTAATTCTTTCATTCTTTAGCCTCCATACTACTTGCTTCAAAGTCTTCTTTTGTCATCTGATATATATTTGTTATTATACATTTTTCGACTTTATTAGCAGCAGCACATCGTCTCTCAAGATCAGATGTATTCAAAGTACCCGTAATTTTAAATAGGTTTCTTCCATAAATGGTTTTAGTATTACTATCGCACATGTAATTAACCATAAAATATCTAATTTTCTCTTTTCCCATCATTTCAAAATTATAAATTTTTTCTTCTTAAATATTCACAAATTAAAGTTGCATCAACTTTGTTATCATCAAGATTATCACAACGCTCAGTTCGTCTGAAATCGAGTTTAGGAAATAAACGTTTGGCAGTATTCATTGATGTCGCTTTTGTATTAACATCTTTTTTGTTTATCTCTTTCCCTTTAATTATTACTTTTTTATAAGTAATTTCCATGTCTTTGCTGTCCCACATTTCTTTTTGCCATGTTTTAGGAGGAATGAGGTGATATGGTATTTTATGAGCAATAAGTAATGCTCTCAAACTTCCATAAATCTCGCCAAAAGAGAAGGTAGCTTTTGCACTACTGTTAAAAATTGCATGAACTTGTTCCAATCCGGCTACAATATCAGGATATTTACTTTTCAGATAAGCGATCATATCTGAGACTTGATATAAATCATTATCTTTTAAAGACATAAAAGTCCATTCTCCATTTACTTGTATGGATATAAATCCAACATTGCCGGGATCAATTCCTATATAACATTTATTTTCCATTATTCTGCTTCTTTTTATTTTCTAACATCATCCATAATAAATCAACTACTGGAATATTTTTTTCAAATGCCCATTTAACTAATTCCATTTGGTTCCCAATATCCAATTGCGTTATTGGAAAATAATAAAAAATAGGATTCTTATTTTCATTTTCCTGCGTCCATTCATAAATGGATTGCAGATAATCACACAATTTCCAACATTTAGGTTTAATCATTAAAACTCCTCCTTATTTAATTCTATTTCTAATCCTTTTTCAGCTATATAACACATCCTTCCTGTCTCATCCCATACCATTTTTTTAAAAAGATTACTATTACTATTATCATCGCTTAGATGAAGCAAACAAATTGTTTTCAATTTTGAAGAAATATTATGTTTTATAACATCTATAGTTTGATATATTTCCAAATGGCATTTATATGCACTACTACTCCATTTATCTTCTCCTGCATTATCATCTAATATGTCATTGCCATAATTAGCTTCAATAAATAGATGATCAAGATCTTTTATTCGGTATTTAAAATCTTTAAGGTCAGTTGCAAACAATAACTTACCTATATTTTTATGCTCTATTAAATAAGCATAACAGGGAGCCGAATGTTCAACTGGTATAGGAGTAACCGCAAACTTCCCAATTCGGTATTTACGATTAGGATGTAATGGGATTACTCCTTTATATGATTCTGTTACATCCGGATGGCTATAAACAGGAATAGCTCTTTTAACTATTTCAGGAAGATACATAGAATGATCTGTATGGCGATGTGTAGATATACAAGCAACAATTTTTTCAGCATGATAATCTACTGCCGGAAGAACACACTTTACGAAATTTACTCCAGCTTCTATAATAAGAAATTTTCCATCACATTCAAGTAAATAGCAATTCCCCTTACTACTACTACCTAAAATAATTATTCGATCCATTTTATTCTTTTTTTACCGACCAAAATCGCTCCAATTCGGATTCCTCTTGTCTAACACTTCAAATATTTCTGCATCATCCATCCAGTCTAAGGCTATATCACAAAATTTAGCCTTTTCCGCAGGGCTAAGATTATTAAACAAATCTTCAATGTCATTTTGTATTTTTACCTCCGTTATCATATGTTTCTTTGTTTATAATTGAGTATGCTTTTTTAAATATTTCATAATCCAATAATTCCTTATCACATATTTCCATTACGGAAGAGATATGATAATTTAAACTTCCTTTTAATTCAGAAAAATCCAGTACTCCTAAGTTTCCTTCTATAAATTCTTCTAATTCTTCACATAAATCATTTATAAAATCAATAGTATATTGTTTATATCTACCCATCTGATAATATATATCATTATCTAAGGCTTTCAGTTCTGTTAGCAATGCTCTTGGTGTCATGGTTATTCAATTTTAGATATTTAATAAGGAAACATTACTCAAGCAAGTTTTTTGAGCATGATGTAATCTTTACAGTTGTTGTTTTCGGTGGATCAAGAGGAAAATCTTCATCGGTTGAATATCCCCATTTAAGGATTCTTTCTGATGAAGATTTCATCTCTTTCACTATCTCTTCATCTGATTTTCCCCAAGAAAATAAATTCTCTTTTGCAATTCTAACAGCAGTTAATCTGTTGTACGCTGCAAATTCATTCACTAATCTTTCCAATAATTCTTCTTTCTTTTCCATAATTTCCCATTATTTTTTTAGTACAACATCAAATCTTTCCACTAAAGCTTTAGCTGCTGTTTCAATAACAGTCCTATTGAAACTACCAGTGTTAAAATAACCGGAATCATAAACTATACGCCTAATCATTTGTTCAGGGTTTTCCCTTGAAAAAGTATCTTCCGCCATCTTTTTAGCTTCTATTCTAACTGCATCTTGAATCCATTCTCTAATATCTTCTTTCGTAATACCAAGTTCATTAATCATGTAGTTACGAAACATTAACCATTTGTCATTCTTTCCTGCCATAGTCTTAATTTAAAAAGTCCCATCCGAATAGGTATTACTACCTAAACAAAATGGGACTAAATTGATTTATTTACTAAAAATCTCCACAATCTATCCAATCAGGACTCATTTCTTCCCAAGAGGAATCAAAGTCATCATCCATGATTAAAAATTTTCATCATCAGAAGTTTGAGATGTTGCAGATTCCGATTGTTGTACATCAGCATGTTCATTGATTGGAGAAGAAGGTGTTTCTTCTTCCACGATTTCCTCATATTCAACGAATGGTTGATCTATTTGTTTAGATGCATCTAAAAGAGCACTCGCATCTTCTAAGTCATCATTAATAGAAGCATTATCGCCTAATGATGAATTAATCAACATTTTTGCCGCCCTTTTAATTACAGTTCTTTTAGCCATTTGATCCGGGAATTCCTTATGCACAAGCTGCTGCTGAGATGAACTTTTACTCCATGATTTACGAATTTGTGCAATAGACATGATTTCAACATCAGTCTCACCTTTATCGTTTGTTACCATAGCATAAGCACCAAGCATTTCTCCGTCAATAGATTCAAGAGTTTGAGTATGTTCAACAATACGTTTTCTTCCAGTAGCAGGATCTACTTCAAATTTAAAAGTATCTCCTTTATAAATGATGTTTGCAATAGGTTCATAATGTTTAGAAATACGTCTTGCCTGCAAACATACTCCAAAATAACTTTCTTCAAAACAAAGTTTATCTCCACGGAGTATCAAATATCCCTGTTTCTTTGAGACATCTAGCCCCTTTGTAGCCATCTTAAAGAGAGCACTTTGAATACTATTGTTATTCTTACATATTTCCAATGCACTTTTTCCTGATTTATCTTTAATCTCAGGAAGCATCAGCATGGCTCCTTTGATAGCATTTACATAATTGTAATCATTAGGCATGTTAAATCCTATTTGACACAATTGATCAATTCTGTTAATGACTTGTTGCCCAACATCTGTTTTTGCAACTTCATTTTTTTTATCTGCCATATAATTGTTGTTTAATAATTGAAGAAAGACGAAAGAAAAACCTTATGTCCTCTTTCGTCTCACAAATATATTAATTATTTTTCGAATACGCAACTATTTCTAAATTAATTCCTTTCTCTTTAAATTTGCGTATTACTTCCAAAGTTCAAAAGGGGAGATCATCTACATCGCTTACATCTGTAGTAGCAGCATGAGTCCGTGATTGAGTTTTTTCTTTTACAGGTGGTTTCGTTGAAATATTATGATTTTTATGAGATTTATTATCATCACTTATCCATTCTGTACAGAAATTACCAATGAATATATCTTGCACGCCCCTTGCTTTTTCTTCTTGTGAAGCGCAAAATTTCATATAATGTGTTTCTCCATTTTTGCCTAGCTTGGCTAGTTTTCCAATTGCAAACCGGAATGAAGTTCCATAGTTATTTTTTGTAAAACAATCTTTAGGAATTTTTGATATACAACATACTCCGGTTATATAAATGTCTGTTGATTCTTCTATAGATTCTACTTTTTTTGCCATTTTTTTTGATATTTAAGATTCATACGGATACACATCCATTAATTTACTATCAGAAACAGCTTCTATTTCATAGTCGGCTATAGTTCCTTTCATGTATTCATCAATATAACTAATAGCTTGTCGAATGTCACATGCTTGAATAAGTATATGTGTAGGACTTTTTTTCTCACTGCCACTTTTTTCATCAAAAGTGATGAAATTCAATTTAGCCTTATACCAAACATCATCGACTTCTTGTTGACTAGGCACTACTTCTGAATATTTAGTTTGTTTAGTAGCACTCACTTTAAATTCTCCTGTTATAAATGGAGTCATCTCCTCGATAATACGTGCTTCTGCTTCTGTACAACTTAAAGCATCTATTAAATAACGCTCTGTTACTTTTTTCTCTTTGCCATTTTCCATCAATTTTTCATATTTGATGGAAGCCTCAAGCCAATTATGCATTCCCATAATATTAATTTATTTCTGTATTAACTTCTATTTCTTTATCTTCTTCATTGATTGATTGCTCTGCAGCTTTCTTTGCGGCTACATTCATCATAGAAGAAGTTAGTTTTATAGCAAATCCATGATCCATAGATGAGAAATAGGCACTAGATGCAATAAATGTATTTTTCATATTTATAGCTTGGTGAGTTAGTGACATACCTACATTTACTACATATTTCAATAATTCATTTTCTTCCTCATCCCCTAAATTTACAATAGAAAAAGCACCTTCATTTACAGGTACTACAATCATTGCCGGATAATCAGAACCTAAGAGCTGTGCAAGCTCTTCTAATTTCATTTCAACTTTTTCTACTCTTGTGAGTACTTTTTCTTCTTTTTCCATAACTTAATTTTTAAAAATTATTCTTCTTCTTTATCTAAGATTTCATCCAATGAAGATAAAATTTCTTTTTCTGAATTTCTAGGGACATATGCCGTTCCTGCTATAGACATATTACCAAGTATCTTTAAATCTTTTCCTATAGATTTAAGATATTCATATGTTTTTTTATTACATTTTGGTTTAAGATAATGGGATTGATTGAAAGCGTTAGCTCTTTTTTCTACGGCAAGCATCCTAATTATAACAGAACCTTTTTTACCTCTTATTACCGGATTAGTGGAAAATGGAATAAATATCCCTTTTTCTATAACATCACCAATCTCCATCTCTGTCACAACAGTATCATTTAAATTATCTAATGTCAGATTTATTAAATAATTATTCATAGTCCTTTACTTCTACTCTTAATTGGTCATCGTGGTTACTTACATATAAATTAATAATCTGCCTTTCAGTTAAAATTTCGCTATTGCTAGTAATTCCTTCCGCATTGTCAATAAACAATGGCATATTTATATTATAAAATTTTTGGAATGCTTCAGCAATATCAATGCCGGAAACAACAACTTCTGCAGCATTATATACAGTTGATGGAATATTATCAGTTGTGATAATACATGAAGGAATCCATGTTCCATCTTTTTTCTGAGACATCATCTGCACCTGACAGCGATTTAACAGGACATTGACTTTCTTTGATACAAGATCTGCGTATTCTTGCTTATATGCCTTTAATTCCGCAGAAATTCTTTCCCATTTTGCTAATTCATTAGCAGTATCACGCTGTTGTTCTTGATATTCTTTTATTTTTTTCTCCTGTTTTTCCCTTTCTTTTATTAGCCCAATCGTTTCGCTATCTTCTTTTATTTTATCCATCAATGTTTTTTTCATCTCAAGGAGACCGGAATTATCCGGCTGATCAACTTCAACCAATTCGCTTTTAAGATTGGATATTACATCCATCTTCTTTTTATATTCAGATGTTGTCTTAAAATCTATTCGGTTAGCTATCAATTGACTAAGTTTTTCCTTTAATTTAGAATTATCAAAAAATGGAGTATTATCAATATCATACTCTTTAAGTTCTTCTTCTAATTCTTTTATTTTAGCGAGAGCGTGGTCTCTATTTTCGTTATTTTTTTTACCTTCAGTAATAACTGCGGATTTTTCTTTTTCTTTTTGTTCATAAAAACGTTTCCGTAATATTTCTAATTTTGATTCAGGTAATTTATTTCCGCAATAAGAACATGTATCCTCTTCAAATTCTCTTTCTACAATAGCATTTTTTTTGCTAAGAAGTTCCTCTCTATGTCTTACACAATAATCAAATAGATCTTGATTATATTTTATAGTTGATTTAATAGAATCAACTTTTAATTGACGATCCTTATTCGCTTTTTCTATTATTTTATTACTTTCTTCAATAGCGGATATTTGATTTTGTATTTCAATAATTTCTTTATTTTGTTCCTTATTGAAATTTTCCTCATCCTCTTGCAAAGATAGCTCTAATTTATTAATTTCAACTAATTGTTGATTGGCTTTTTTAATCAAAGGTTGTACAGACATGCTACTGTCTTGAATTCTCTTATCAATATCTTCAATCTCTTTTGAATTATCTTCAATCCGTTTCTTCGCTTCTTCAACCTGTGATAAATCAGGAAGATTTTTAGTTAACGTCTCTATTGTTAAAGGCAGTGATTTCAGAATCTGTTTCAAAGGATCAGATTTGGTCTTGACACGAGATTCTAGCTCCTCAATGGAATATCTTTTCAATTCCTCAAATAAAACATCGTAACAGCCTTCAAAATCACTTTCTTGAATATCACCACAAATTGTAGCAAAGAGTTCTCGCTGTTCTTTCCATTCAAGTGAGAAGATATAGAAAATATTAAGAATAACCTTTAAGGCATCTATCGGACAGAATAAATCTTCAATCCGTTTCTTAAATTCTCCGGCACTTAATGCTATATCGTCAATAAATACTTTATAATCATCGCTTATATTTTTAGTATATTCTGATTCTCCACGTTTTCTAGACCACGATTGAATTGCAATTCTAGAAAATTTATATTCATTCCCATCTATTTCAGTCACTATATGTACTTCAGCCGGGATAGCATTCTCATAAGTCAAAGGGAGTCTATTATCAAATAGCTGATAATTTGCCCTGCCTTTTATATCAAACCCTGTAAATACCCAATAAAACGCATTAAATAATGTACTTTTACCCGTTTTATTACGTCCATAAATGTCAGTTATATTTTTACCAAAAATAACTTCTGTCGACTGCCCACGCCAATTATTTAGCGTCATTTTTTTTAAAATTACTTTTTTCATTCTATTTTCCTGTATATGTAACAATATGATCTTGTGTCATGATACCATAACTTATTATTCTCAAATAACCATTTTTTATTAAATAATCAATAGCAAAAAGAGATTTATAAGAATCCATTATGATTAATTCTCCTTTTGTTAATACAGTATTTTTTATACATTTAGTAAGTATTGGATTAATATAAGAATTGAAAGTCTCTTCCATGCTTTTTACATCTGAGAAACATTCCATCCTCATCGTTTCATAGTTATACTTCATCTTATTTTTCTCCATTTATTGCACATATCCCTGAACAGATATTTCCTATATCTTTTCTGATATAAGCAGTGTTTATGCCTTTATCAAAAGTAACATTTCCTTCGTCATTAATCCATCCTAGTATCTTCTCTACTCTATCAAATAGGGCAGAAAGATACCTTTCATTGTTCGCCATTGTCATAACATCAAATCCTCCCATTGTTTGTGCAATTTGCAACGCTGTTAATTTCTCACTTACTGAAATCTTTTTTCTTCTTCTTTCTTTTTCCATAATCTCATTTTTTAATAAATTCTTAACAAAATCAATTATATCCATCCCAACCGAAAAGGTCATTAGGATGCAAACTATTTTCTCTAAATCAACGATTTCTTTAAAAATATCCGGATCAATAGCATTAGCTATTAAAACCATCCAAAAAGGGTTACAGTCCTCATTTTATGTTATATCTTTAAAAATAACATTAGTATTATCTTCTCGTTCATCCGCAACACATGTCCCAAACGTTTTGTGGACTAGTCCGCCAATGCTTCTACAAACATCTGCAAAATAGCAATTAGAACAATTGTATCCATCTGCTTCTACTACTTTTAATGTAATAAATGGAAATTTAATTTCAGTTCCTAATTTTAGCTCTTTCATATTTTATTGTATTTTAATTCTAAATATAAATGCCATAATTCTTCTTCGCTGTAAGGAGTGTCTTTATTTAAAAGCCATCTCCATTCTTCATTGAATCCTCCAACATAATATCCTAATTTCATTTCTTCTATTTTAGACATTAGTTCATATGGTGGGAAACATGCTCTTAAAAGATTAAAGATATCTTCTCTATCTAATTTATAACATTTACCATTTCGATATCTTTCCCACATTGCACCTTCTTGCCATGCACCACATACATCAGGATGTATGTTCATATTAGAATATTTTGGAGTATTTTCTATAATGTCACAATCTATTGATTTTATTTCATTTTCCATTATTCCTCTTTTGTTTTAACAGCCAATTCCATGCCTAACGCAGCTAGAACTTTATTCAGTGACCGAGTACTGCAATCTCTATCTTCTTCTATTTTCATTATAACTCTAATATTTACTCCTGATAGCAAAGCTAAAGAAGCTCGTGTTAAGCATCGTTCTTTTCTAGCTTGTTTTATTTTATTGGCTATTTTATTCATTTTATTTCTCCTTTCCTTTAAAGTGTTCTATTAGCTCTTCAACGGTTGCCTTATGGTAATTACCGGAAATGATTGTTGCGTGCATCCAATTTATATCCCAAAAGAATACGCTACCCTTCGGTTCTGTAAAATAGTGATCGTTACCCACAATATCATCATAAGAAACGCTAAGCGGTGAATCTGCTACAAACCATTGATATTCGTTTGTATCATCCCTCAATGCGGTTATGGCGAGGAACAAATCCTCGTTGGTTCCGCAATCAATAAAACTATCGTCTAGTGGTACATTATAAGGAACATATTCACCATCAATGGTTGTAATTAATTTGCTATCATCAGTTATTTGAAAAGGGTTGCCATACTTTTTATATCCCAACGCTTCCAACCTCTTCCTAAGATCCGGTGTATTTCGTCTAATAAACGCTGCTGTTGTAAATCCCATAATTATTCGTTTTTGTAATTGTTTTGAGGGTTACTGTAATGCAATACCCATTTCTTTCCGGGCTTTATTAGCTTCTTTTTCAAACATCCTTTTGTCTTCCTCAATAACCTTATCAAGCAATTCATCCATACTTTCGGCATAGACATAGAATGGATAGAAGGAGCAGGAATTAGAACAGGACTGAAAGCTGCCATCTTCTCGAAAAGAGAACTTTTGAGGAATATTAAAACTACATTCTGCCAAGAAACCAAACTTATCGTGGTCAAAAAGCAGTTCATTTAAAGAACCTTCATAACTGTCATATTCTCTTTTGGTAAGAGATGGCATAAACGAATGGAAATCACCAAAATCCATGTTTTCCAAAAAGCTATCCATTTCACTCATGGAAGCGATATGAAATAGACTATTAATTGTGGTCATACCTTCATTTTGAAGAGTAATACCTTTCTCTTTCAATGTTTTCATTACTTATATTTTAATCGTTTAATAGCGTCCTTTTTAGAGTATGCCATAACTTTCTTTCCTTTTATGGTAAACTCTCTCAACTCTTTAGTTAATAACTTAACTTTATAGTTAGGATTAAAAGTCATTCCTTCTTTACGGTTTACAGAGTACGGATCGTATTTTTGTGCTACTGCGCACATTGCTGCTGCCGCTAGTAGCATTTGTTTCATTTTACTCATATCTTTATTGGGTGTTCAGTTAGTTTTTCGGATATATGTACAGGATACCAGACTTTTGCTTTAGTCTCCGTATCAATGCCATGAAACCAGACTTTCCCATTGTCTACAGTCTCAAAGGAAGTGATTTCAGCCTTCTTTATGTTTCCTCTCGTATTACGATAGGAAACTATATCTCCAATCTTAAAATTGTTCATTTCCAATTTATTTTAATTTATCAAACTCACTTCTTAGTACAATCACATGATTATCATCCCAATATTCCCATGTTTGGGAGAATAGCTTTTCAAACTCCTTATCAATAAAAACTTTGTCTCTGGGTATATTTTCTCGATATTCCGTCATTGGGTGATTATGTAGTTCGTGAATCTTTTTCATTTCTTTTTTTAGATTTGAATTAGTTTTTAAATGGCAAATAATCGTTTTCGTATAGCCAACAAAGCATATCATAGACTGCATCAAGAGGATTATTATAGCTATCGGATGTTCTTTCGTCCAAAAGGTCGTCACTATCGAAATAGCTACAAAACCAACCATCTTCAGAATGAAAGATAGTAGGCTGATAATGACAACCGGAATCCTCTCTACTGCTATCAACTAATATCCTTTTACCATTTTTCATTGTAGGATATAATACAGGCATAATTTCCAATATATCTTGTAGAGTAAAAGCTCCAATACCATTACCATTTTGTATATATTGGGAAAGTCTTTTAGGATATTTCACTACATCTAATTCGCCACCATATTTCAAGTCATAAAACCAGCTTGCGGTACTTGTATCTACGCCAAGTTTTTGTAATCTCCGCATCTGTTCGATTGATAATACTTTTTTTTGATTTCATTGTTATTTCTCCGTTTTAAGTTCTTTCAATATTTTCTTCGCTATCTCATAATGATTCAACTGCCAACTAGTATAAACATCATCTGTATGTTCGTCGTAATGGTTGGCGTATACGTATGCATTCAAGTCTTCACGAAAAGTGTCTCCGTCTAAACCTGAATCATCACAATCATCGTACATATTCAATTCATGAGCTACCTCCTTACATTCTTGATGTGTGACAAAGTCATAGATAGTTCCATCGTAGACATTTGTCTGACGGACATATTTTTGTCCTATCGATATCTTTTCACAACAAAACTCACACCCATGTTCTTTTCTTGCTGTTGGATAAGTTACTCTTAGTATTGTTGGCATAATTATTCTCCTTTCTCTTTTAAGTCATTAATTGCAATATCCCTAATACTTCTAGTGCCAAATCCGCTATAAGTCAACGTTCCTCCATAAAACTTAATAGTGTCTCCTTTAACAGTAATAATCGTTCCACCTTTTAAAGGACCAGCTATATCATCTTTACAAGATAATAACATGATTATCATAAGTATAATTAATATAAATCTCATTAGTCAATCTCCTTTCTCCTTAATCCGTTCTAGTACATCTCTGTTGGCTTCCAGTATTTCATCGAAAGATGGTATTGGCAACCACGCAAGTATTTTATTAGAGCCAAACTTCCAATCTTTTTCGCCCAAATAGGAACTTTGTTGGATTTGTATTTCCCCCTTATATTCATAAAGGACTAAAACTTTTTCCAAATAGTCCGGCAACCTATCTTCCACGCTTATCCACGGTGATTGCTTTGCCTGCCATTTTGCACCAGCGATAAAATCATCCTGTGTTTCTCTATACAAAATTCCTCTATCAGTAGGTTCATACTGCCCGTCAGCGTATTCTTTTGCAGCTTCTTGTATATTCATATTTTATTTGTTTTAAATAAATACATAATCTCCGTTTTGGAATCCCCAAATAGTATGTAGTAAAATCCAATCATCTTGAAATTTACATCCATCCTTTTCGCATTCAACCACCAGCATATTTGCTTTATCAGCATAAATTAATGGGGTTACGATACCTGTAAATACACCATTTCGTCCGGTGAATTTATTACCTTCCTTTAATCGCTTGATTATTTCCTCTTGATTCATATTTATCTTGTTTTACGTTTTTCTATTAGTTCTTCTTCACTGACGGTCGTATTAGAAAGGTCGCAAAGATTAGAAATATTTGTTGTATTATTTGGTTTACAATACAAACACATTTGAGTAAACGGTGAATATACCCTTCCACACTTCGGACAAATCCATCCTTGCTGTCCGAACATTCCGTTATACGGATTTACTGCACTTGATTCTTGTTTCATAATTGTATTTAGTTATGAGCCTTTTCAGGCTACATCATTAATACTAATTTCTCCTTTCAAAACTCGCTCTACCTGTCTGTCGATTATCTCTTGAAATTCAATTTGGCAGATAAGAGAACAATCCGGTATAATCTCTTCCACTGGGTCGCCCCGCCACGTTGGTAGTTCGTCAAGGAAGATGCGCCCGTCTTTATCCTTTAGGCATGTTGCGCCAACATCACGTTCTATCTGTGCCATTTGGTTGAATACACTTGGGAAGTCCTTCCGGATTTTATTCCAGTAGCCCATGCCACCTTTCACACAGCCGATGCAGTTATTGTTATTGTAGCCCATCTTGTACATGGCAGGAATTTCAATACCAGCTTTCCAAAGCATCCCCATTGCATCGGGTTTTGTAACCTGCTTTTCAATAAGCGGAAACAATGGCTTTGTGTCCGGATATTGCTGTTTTAAACGAATAGCACGATTTATCTCCTTCGGGTCGTAATCAAAGCCCCAAACTTGCCCGTCCCAGTGCTGCAATTCCTTTTCCAATTTATACCGAACTTTCTTTTTTAGTTCAAGAGTACAAGCAGCACCATGCGCGCCATTGATAAAACCTTTCCGTAGCACATCAGCTACGCAAGCGTACTTGTCGCTTCGGATAATGTGGATAGGTTGATTGTACCACTTTTCACAATCTGCGAGGAATCGGGCGTTATCAGGATGACCGGAACCAGTTTCGATGTAGTAGAGTTGTACATCTTCGTACAGGCTTAATGCTATTTTACAAGCGACTGCGGATGTTACACCGCAAGAAAACCACGCTATAATCATTTGATTCCTTTCTATTCTAGTTATTAGTTAATTACTTTTGCCAACTTATTAAAAGCTTTCTCTTTATCAAACTTAATCCCATCTTTGAACTCTAATATCAACTGCCAAAGTTGTTTTTTGTAAACATCACCTGCTTTATAGTCGGTTTTATAATGGCAATGTGGATTAATTATATTTTTAAATGTATTCATCGCATTAAGATATGTAGCTCCCCATTCTGTAAGTTCTACACTAACGGTGTCATTCAGATCTATTTTGTGAGCTTCTTCCTTTGCAACAAGAGCAGCTTGTAAACTCTTTATTTGATCTTTTAGAATTTCGATTTCATTCATATTCAGTATTATTATTCATTAAAAGATAACTTTTCTAATTTCTCAATTTGTTTGCGAAGAGAGACAATTTTCTTTTTTCTCATATCCTCTGCTTTGTTTAGTGCTTCGGATTTATCGAGGAATGCATCCTTTCCTATGCTATGAAAAGAATATGCGCTATCCCTTACATAGTCAGGACAATCTTTGAAAGTGGATTTATGAATTTCTGTTTCCACTTCCTTCACGCCTGATGTCAGGGCATATTTTGTTATAAATACTTTTGCCATAATATTTCTTTATTGTTATAAGGTTATTTCAATCTTTGCAATCTATCAATTTCGGCAGCAATGAGTGCACCTGCTTTTGCTAACTCTCTTATCCGATCATCAGGTGTAGGCTTCCACCATTCGGGAGACAATGGGAACATGATAGGTACATCGGTAGAATAAACATAACCACCATAATCATCTCTGTCAAACATAGGGATGGCATAAGTTGCACCCGCTAAAGCTAGTTGTCCGGATGTATATAAATCATCCTTTTCCGATGTCCATCCTTCAACTTCAATTTGTCTTTTACGTTCTTCTGCTATAATTTCGGCTCCACTTTTCATAATTTACTTCTTATTATTTAACTTTTTACTTATAGGGCTCCATAATTCCTTTATATAGTCCCAATATTCTTTCAAATATCCATTTATGGAATCAGCGTCCTTATCTTTCACTTCATCTACAATAGATATTACAAATAGACCCTTTCTTTGTTGCATATAAAATAATTCAGCATAATACTTGTTTGTTTCTTCGTTTTCCTTAATGTCAAATCTAAAGAGGAAATTAAGGTTTTTATCTACATCACCCATTTCAACCATAAAATCATCCCATGTAGCGTAATGATATGTCTCTTTTAGAGAATAATAATTGGTATTACTGCAATAATAGCTATGTTCTACTGCTAAATCTTTTATTTTCATATACCGTTCCATCGTTAGTTTTTAGTATTAATCCTTCTTTGATAATTATATATCTTGTACTTTAAGAACTTCATCTAATCTAGATAACGTCTTTTCATATTCTTCTTCAGACTCATATTTAAAATATTTTAAGCCTCTACCATATTTTATTTCAATGGTATATAAACCGCTTGCCATACCCTTGCTTCTTCCCTTGTATTCTACAATTTGAGAATCTTTTAATCTTTGATCTTGAATTCTAATCCACATATTCTTAATTGTTTTAAAATATTAATATTACTTTTTAGTAAGACCTGTAAGTATTGTGTATGCTCCCCAACATATAAGAGCAATTAAAAATGGCATATCATCCTCCTTTCGTATTATTAGTTAATTGTGTACTGGATAACTCGCTATAATACCTTATTCCGTTTCCGTACTTCATTTCAATGCAGTATTTACCACTTGATACACTATTTCCGCGTCCTTTGTACTCTTTGATACTTGCGTCTTTCAATCGTTGATTCTGTATTCTTATCCACATCTTTTATATAATTACTTTTATTTTACATAAAACCACAAACTAAACAATTCATCTTTTGTGCAATCATACTCCCATACATGCTCAAATTCACTTTCTTCTGTTTGCAAATAAAGCGATATGCGAATATAATCCCAACTTATTCTGATGTTATCAATTTCTTTGCTTGTAACATCTTCATACTGACGGATTCTTTTTATAAATTCCGTTTTAGCTTTTTCTGTTTGCTCTAAAAACTTTTTGTATGTCATAGTTCTAAGATTTAAATGATTCTACTAACCACCAAATTAATAAACTATCTACCACCAATTTGAAAAGATTGGCAAGGAAGCTAACTTCTACTTCTTCTCCATTTAACCATGCTGCCAATGTTAATTTAATAGTTCTTAATACAATCAAAATTATTAAGGGTATCATAACTTTATTATTTACATTCAATAAAATAAACTTCTTTTTCATCAGGTCTGAAAATATGATCGCAGTGTCCTAAAAAGTATTTTGTCATAAGAGGACACATATCACTATCATAAAAAGAATATTTACTACAAGTAAAAGTATCTTCATCTTTATTTCCCATTACTTTCAATAGAAATTATTCCTTTGATATATTTTCTAATAATATCCTCTTTGCTTTCCATAACTCAAATATTTAATAATTCACTTTCTTTGATTCTTAACTCCAATGTTTTAGGATACTTCATCTTTGTGTCTATAAATTCAACGACATAAAGATTATTCCCTTTAACTCCAAACATATCTTGAATTACAAAACATGTCTTATATACATACCTTTCATCGGGGTATTTCGTCTTGAAATACTTAATAATTAATTCTTCCATTATGTTTCTTTTTCGTTTATAATTTCCCATCCTTCGTTAAAGCGTGCAGATATTAATGTGAGATATACACTAAATGAATTCAATATATAGCCTTCTTTATCAATAAATGCTCCGTTTACATATCGAAGGGATTTGGTTACTGTATTACGCAAACATTCATGCGTCACTTCTTTTCCGTTATCCATCGCTACTATTGCTTCATCTATATTCATTGCATTATCTTTTTTAAATTACGATACATTGCTGCTGCACGACTTGCATTATATTCTAGACCTGTTGATGTCTTGAATTTAAATTCATTCAATTCATCAGCTATTATCTGCCATGTTTCGCAAGATTTCGGTTCGGGATTATTCCTCATCCATTTCTGAATAAAAATCCAAAAGTGGATGTTATTAGGATTCTTGCGTGCGTTTTCTTTCTTTTTATCCACAGAAACAATTCTCATCTTTTCCATTACTTCTACTCTATTAGCTCCTGTATTCTTTCCCCACAATTCATCCGTTCCGCCTACAGCCTCATTCCTAGCTTTTCTAGCAGCAATCCCCATTTTCGTTCTTTGCCTGTTGTTCTCTAATTCTATTTCTGCCGCTAAAGATAATGCAAATAATAATGCTTTTCCGCCTATTGATTTATTTTCTATAGTCGTTCCATCCTTGCATTGGATTAAAGTAATTTCTTTTTCTCCTGCATAACTTACTATAGAAAATAAATCATTCATGCTTCTTCCTAGACGGGAAAGCTCTGATATATAGATAGTAGAACCTTTCTCGCAAAGTTCTAATAGTTCATGTAGTTTTCTCTTTGTATGTTTAACCGTTCCTGATACTTTTTCCTGAATTGTATATAAATCGGTCGGTTCATTTATTCGTTCTAAATATTGATTTATACAATGCTGTTGCTGACAAAAATCCTGTTTATCTGTTGAGCAACGAATATATACTGCTTTCATACTAATACCCTTTCTTTATTGCTTGATTAACAGTCATGATGCGTGATATATTAGAATAGTATTCTTGCAAATTCATATTATCTCTATATCTTCTCATGTCCTTATAATTTTTAAAACCTTTTGCAATTGAAGGTTCATTCGCAAAGTTATTGATTTCTACTAAAACATGAGTATATCCGTTGTTTTTATAATCTGTTGCTTTCATAATTATTGTTTTTTATATTTATTAATCATTTAATATATCATACCGAGATATTCCTCGGAATGTTAATTTAATTGACTCATCACTTCTTTGCGATGATTAATTCTCTTTTGTTCAATGAGCGAATAATATACTTTATTATTCATCGCACTACAAACAAGCTCTAATTTATTAGATAATACTGTTCTTTTTCTATTACTTTTCATATGTCAATTTCCTTTTAAATAATGACATTTCCTATAAAATATAGACTCAATAAAACTGCAATAAGTGATATTAAACCTATTATCATGTTTCTCCATTCACTTGTTGTCATCGTTTCATATTATTTCGTTCACTACAATATTTACAATTCCCTTTATGAGTAATCGATGTTACAGATAAACCAATCCCATATGTTTTTGATTTAACTAAGATATACTCACAATTTTCAATTTCTATTACTTCATATTCTAGCACAGAATTGTTCGTTACGCTTGAACATGAGGATAAAAAGAAGATATACGCAAAATAAAATATATAATATGTTTTCATGTTATTCAATATATTTAAGCATTTCATTATTCCCTTTATAATACGATCTGTATCTATCCTTATATACATTCGCTATATGTTCGATATGGTCTCTAACGTCAGAAAAATTACTAAGACATAATACAAGAGTCTGTTCTGCTTCTTCAATACCTTCAACCATCGAAGGAGCATTCAACAAAGAAATATATACCATTTTATTTCTTTGATTGTAAACTAACTTAATACCTAAATCTTTACATCTTTCTGATAATATGTAAGCTGTCGGTAAATAGGCTTATTTTTATAAATTGCTTCCATTTTATGTTTATTTATGGTTTTACTGCAAAAATTCCTATTGTAAAATATCCGCACATTGTCCTACCTTTGATTTCATCATCATTTAATACTTTCAATAGTATTTCTTCATTTGTAAGAAAAGCTCTAAATGATGGTGCGTCTACTTCAAAAATAACTTTATCTTCATCATTCGTTATGCGATGTCTCATTATTACTGCTACTTTCATATTTATATTTCGCTTCTTAATTCATCTACTATGTTGTTCCAAAAGTCTTGCTTCTCCGGAGTATCTGCGAATATGAAGGACGTCTCTATAACATTAGACAGGTAATTATACTCTCTTAATCTCCTACTTATTATGGTTCGAACTTTTGTCATAAGGTAGTCTTCGGAGAACGAATACATTCTATATAATTCTCTTATGCGATTCTCGGAATTCTTTAGGAATCTGTTGTAGATTCCTAGATCCTTCATCTTCTGTATCTTCTGAACTGCGTTTCTTGACTTTTCCATGATTTTATATTTAAATTATTATTTTTCAAACACGTCCTCATCTTTAATCTCCAATGGAGAAAGAAGATATAAAACCGAATGTTTTCATCCATTCTGCTAGCTGACCGAAATCCATCTGATACAATTTTATAGTTCTGCTTCTCTTTGTGAATTCGCTATATAATCTAACACTGTAATTTGCTTTCATAATTCTATTCCTTATTTTAATTTGCCTGCA